TGCTCGATCCGTCACTGATCTGCTTGCGCAAAAGGTCAAACGTCTGTGGCGCGGGATAAACTACGTCGACGGTTCCCGCGTCACCCGCAGCGCCCGCGATCTTAAACCCGCCGTTCGCGAAAGGGGCGAAGTCGGGGACGGTTGTCACACTGTAGGTGCCGCCCAAAAGATCAAACCTTGCGCGTGGTGCCTCAGAAAGCATCCGCGTGATTGCTGCGTCGTTTTGCGCAATGCTATTGGATTCCTTGAGTGAGTAGATCCCGATTGCGCCAGTCATTGCGGCATAAGATTTAGCCAGTGCAGAATCGCCAATCGTAACCTGGAACAATGATTCTCCAGCATCATTCAAAAATACATCCAAGCCACCGTCTGAATTGACAGCAAAGAAGTATCCGCCAGTTGTTGTAGCATCCAAGCCAGCATCCGTGTCGGGATAGATCAAAACTCCCGACCCAGACGCTCCTATAGCGGCGATAACGCTAGACAAGCTGCCAAGGCGGAAATCTAATACTCGGTTTAACTCCGTTTCCAGCCCGCCCTTAGTTGCAACTTTTGGGTCGGTGCCGGTTGTAGGCAACGAAAAATTTGGTGTTGGCATAGCTGCCTCCGTTTATGGGTCTGTTGTGGCTGATACGCTGGCCGTAAAGGCCGAGGCGCTGGCGTAGTCGCCGCGTGAGCGCGCGAAGTAATAGCGGGTGACTGACGCACCAAGGCTGTCCTCTGTGATACTTACGATTGTGTTCTGGCTGGTGAAAATGGCCGTACCGATTAGGGACGCCGCCCCGCTGTCGTCTGTGTCGCTGCCGTAGATTTCGATTGCGCGGAAGTCTGCATCGTTTGGCGTGCGGAAGCTGGCTGTGATTTCGCCAGCGCCACCAACCGCCGCCCCTTCAATCGGAATGTCGATGGTGATGTTGACCACAGAGGTTGCGCCCGTGAACGTTGTCCAGCCAGAGTTCCCGTTTGGTCCGGTCGCGCGGACACGGATGCTGTACGATGATCCCGCAATCGCATTCAGGTACCCGAAGACCTGTCCCGACCCGTCCCTGATTCCCTCGTCAATAAATCCGCCTGTTTGCCAGTCGGAATCCCCCGCCTTGAGATATTCCCAAGCATACCCAGCAACGCCGGATGTGGACGGATCAAAAGCGAAACGGATGCGCGCCTGAATATATCCGCCGTAGTCGATATTGGCGGCATCCCCTGTAGTGATGCTGATCGCGCCCGGCTCCACGGTGCCGCTGCGTGCCTCGATGTACACCTCGTCGTAGACTTCCTCTTCATCGGTCGCGGGCGTCCACGCGTATATCGCGGCGCTGTGCTTCACCAACGTCGCAGGCATACGCATAGCGACTTCACCACTCTCCCCGATGGGGTCTAAACCGGGATGGATGCCGGAAACCTCGTACACGCCGTCCAGCGCGTCGTATGGTGCGGGCAGCGCGATGTTGACCGTTGCCCCGCCGACAAGGTTAAACGCCTCGGGGGGCAGCGTGCCGCCTTGGATGCTTTCCTGCCGACGAAGACGCAGCCCCGTGATCTTACGAACCCGCATACCTTGCGTTGCAGACGGGCAAAACGGCAGATCCAGCGTCTTGATAGCGGGAACGCCGCCGTCCTCTGCCAGCGCGCCTGGAATGTCCCATGGCGTCAATTCTGCGGTCTCATAGCCCCGCGCTGGCGATAGGTACGTCACGCGCAGGCGGTTGACCAATTCCGAACCCGCGATCATGTCGGGGAACTCGAAGCCGTCGCCCAGCAGGTACGTCATCGTTTCCGTCGGCGTGCGGTAGACGCCCGCCGCATAGCCCAGCTTGCCCCCGATGCGGATAAAATCAGCCGCGCCGCTGATCATCATGGGGTTAAGCTGGTCTTCCACCTCGCCGTCCGTCCAGACGACTGTTCCCGCGCAGGTGTATCGCGCCTCAGAGCCGCCAGAGTTTAGCGCAACGGTTTCGTCGCAGGCGTCGGGGCCTTCCGCATCGAATGAGTTGTGGATTTGGCCCGCGCGGTACTGGCGGATGGGGTTTTGCATCAGGGCATCGCGCACGCAAAGCGCGTGGTTGTCTGTCCATTCCCAAGTGCTTGGGTTGTATTGATCATGCGCCACGTTGCGGGGGTCATAGACCTTGGACCACTTGCCCTCAACCTCGACCAACGGCGGCGTAGAGGGCCACCGCTCTTGCCGCTCGCCAGACCCGCCCGCCTTCAGCTTGAGCCAGATAACGGTTCGGCCCTTCCATGCGTCTGCGGTATCCTCCGTGACCCACCAAAGATCCTCTCTCAAACCTTCAACGTAGGGCGCTTCCGTGGTGAAGGCCGCAGGCGGTGCCGTTTGGTCGCCGAGGCTCACCCAGGCCGTGCAATGATCCAGAAACGGCGATTCCGTGGCCGTGGCCCCGGATCCACTCAGGTCAAAGGCGTTTCCGGTCAACAACACCTCACGTTTGTCGAGATAAAGCGTAAAGCTGGACAGGTCCGAAGGCCTCGAATTGAGTATCCACGCGCCGTAGATATATTCTCCCTTGACCGGCGTTCCGGCTGGCGTTCCGGTCGCGCGGCACTCGCCATAAACAAATCGGTGCGATGGTGCCGTGGAAGGCTGAGCTAGATCAGCCGCCACGTCCTGCGCCTTTGGCTTCGTGCCGAAGATTGCCGAAATTGCGCTGTTGATCAGGAATGACGCTCCGAATTGAACGGCGGCATTACCTATTGCGGTTGCCGCCGCAGCTCCAAACCCAAGCGAACCGGCAATACCTGAAACAAATCCAGACGCTGCCGTGAACGCACCACCTATAGCGGTTGCAAGCGGCGCTAGAAACGGCATGTCCACGCCCCCTGAATGTCAGCCTTGGTGATTACCATGCCGCGCTCCGTTTTGGTGGCGTACTCGCCGGGTTGAATGCAGATCGCCAAAGCCGCGCCGAACGTGTCCGCGCTGCCGATCAGGGCCAGATCGCCCGCCTCTGGTGTCGTTGTTTGCGGCAGGCGGAACGTTGCCTCGCACCATGCGAGATAGCCGCCTGCCCTCTTGAGTATTCGCGCCGCGCCTAATGCCGTGCTGTAGGCGTCATGGCATCCACCCAAGGGGTCTACGCCGTGCAGCGCCTTGAACGCTTCACAGGCCGCTGTGCAGTCGCTCCGCAGCCCCCAAGCGAACGGGTGCCGCATGTGGCCCATGGCTGCGCCGAACGCCGCCCGAGATGTTACTCCGGCCACGTCTGCGGATTGAACCGAAGCCGGTTTGCAGTCTGGACGTGCCGCCCCGCCGTATCGCCAGGATAGGCTGCAATCTGGTCCTCGTAATTGTGTGTGATGGACGCCGAAGCCCGCGCCGATGGCCCCACGCCGATGCCCAGAACCATGTCGTGCGCCAGATCACCGCCGGAGCGGGTCAGAGATCCCGTGCGGCTGTCGAAATAGCCGGAGAACAGTTCAACGGGGTCTGTCTTCAGCACGTTGCCGCCCGGTGTCGTTGTGGTCGCAAAGTAAACAATCACCGTCCGGTTGCGAATGACCTTGCCCCGCTCGGCCAGCATATCCTCAACCGTTGCCGCAACGCGCACGGATGCCTCAGAAGTCGCCAGCCCGCCGCTCTCATACGGCGCTTGAAACTGCACCAGCTTGCCCGCGCCCGTCCACGTTTCGCCGCCCCATGTCAGGTTTCCCGTGCCGCTGTGAATGCGGATTTCCTCACCGGGCCAGTCGGCATAGGTCAGCAGCGCCGGACAGAAGTGCTTGCCCAGATCGGTGATAAGGCCAGCCGATGCGCCCCGCGTCAAAGCCATGGGTTCACGTCCGTCCAGCCGTCTGCGTATTCATCCTCGAACACCTCGCGGAAGTCCCACTGGAACCCGAATGTGCCGGTAACGCCCTGCACCGCACGCGGTATGCCTAGCGCCTCGAACACGATCACCTCGCGCTGCCCGATGCTCACAAGCCCCTCGACTGTGAAAGCCGTTGCCTTGTCAGTGCGAATGACGGCAGTTCCGCTGGCGTCCGAGCGTGCGGTCGTCATGACGTATGCGGTTTGTGTCGTCGCCCCGTCCGTGACGCTGATTAACTCCGAAGGCCGCGCCACGATGCGGTTGGGAGGCAGGCCGGTGACGGTCAGGCTGTGCCACGGTCCATCCGCGACAGGCACGCCGTATGTCGCGTATGCGCCATCACCCCATAGCAGATCCACCGCACCGTCCGTCCAAAGCAGATCAACGCCGCCGTCGGTCCACTCCAAGATGTTGTTGCGCAGATCCAGCCCGCCCTTGGCGAGATACCAGAGCGAGGAAAGGCACTCAACGCGCACAAGGTTAGGCGCTCCTGCCCATTGCCGGTTGAGCATCCGCACATAGCCCGCGCCGTCCTTGGCGGTGCCTATGCCGGTGACGTTGGCAGTTGCCACCCGCCGCCCGCGCTGTGCCGCCGATGTGCGCGGCCTGCCCTCGATCAAGCCCGTAGAGCGCGACTGCGGGTAAATCTCGGCCAGCTCCCAGCCCGTAAGCTGGAAAGGAGGCCATGCGATCACGTCTGTCATGGTGACCACCCTTGCTTGCTTTTGCGGAATGAATCCTGCGAAGCCCCGACCGCCTTTTGCACGTTCTGCGCGTCCATAACCTGCACGCGCGCCATGATGCTGCCGTTATCGCTCAACATCAGATCGCCGCCGACAACGCGAACCTCGACAACCCCGCCGCCGACCGTCTGGCCCTTCGTGTGGTCGGTGATCGTCTCTTGCGGGTGGACCATCGCCAGCATCCCGCCTTTGCCGTCCATGCCGCCTGTGCGCGAGCCGCCGCCCGTGTAGCCGCCTCCGTCGAATGACAGCAGGCTCCCGAACAATCCGCCCAGCAATCCACCGCCGCCGCCGCCGCCCGATGCGCCACCCTTGGGCGCAAATTGGCCCGTACCAAACAGCGCGTACTCAAGGCCAGCCCGAATGATCGCGTCCCGCAGGCTGTCGAATGCATCCGCGCCGCCCATGGCCGCGTCAATCACGCTGTCTTTCCACTCTTGAACAAATGGCTGTTGATCGCGCAGTTCCTGCCCGAGCTGCGCGACGTGCTGGTTGTATTGCTCCTGTGAGAGCACGCCAGCATCTAGCAGGCGCTTGGCTTGCTCTAGGCTGTCGTTGTATTTTTCCTGCTCGTCTTTCAGGCCTTCAATGATGCGCTCTGCATCACGGTTTAGATCGTTCTGTGCCCGCTGTGCCTCGCGTGCTGCCTTGGACGCTGCGGAAGAACCGCCGCCACCCCCACTGGCTGATGAAACCGCTGCTTTCGCTGCCGCCTTCTCACGCTCAAGCGCCGTATCTCTCTCTGCGTCTAGGGTCCGGTCCAGTTCGCGGTTGTACTCCACTTGCCCGCGCAAAACGCTGCCCATTGCAGTGCCTACCTTGCCAAACTTGCTTTCCAAGCTGGCGACTTGTGCGTCGATTTTTAGGTTCTCTTTGAACTCCGCCGCCGCCCGCGCCGCGTCCTTGATGCTGTTTCCAGCCCGCAGCGCGTCAATTTCGGTTCTCTTGGCCGCCGCTGTGATCGCACCGCCGCCCAAGGATGATATGATAGATGCAATGGCGTTAAGCTCTGCCCTTACACCACCCATTGCCCCGGCCCAGACATTTGTAGCATCATCCGCGCGGCCCGCAGCCTCGGAAGAACCATCAAGTGCGGCCTCAATCTCATAGCCTGCGTTGGCCGTCTCGATTGCCCTGCGCGCGGCTTCCTGAAGCTCTGGCGGTATTTGCTGTGCACTGCCGAACACTGCCACCATTTGATCGAAAAGCGTCTGCGCGGCTTGCGTTGTTTGCTCAAGACCATTCGCGCGGGAAAGTTCGTTAAAAGCTGCTGACACTTTACGGGCTTCATCCGCAGTGAGGCCGGTTTCAGCCGTGAGTGCTGCCATGTGTCGCTGTACGTTGCGAGCGTTGTTGCCTGACAAGTTTTCGAGCCGGTCAAATTCTGCGACCGCCCCCGCTATATCACCGGCGAGGCTTCGGACTGTCTCTTGCAGCGCGCCGATGGCCTTAACCGCCGCCAAGTCACGCAATGCAACCGCGTTATCTCTAACTTGCCGTGCATTCTCTCCGAATTGCTCCGACAAATCTTCCAGTGATGTTCCAGCTACTTCATTGGCCGATGTCACTTCACTGATAGCCAAATGAAGCCCATCCAGTGCATCTTGGAAATCTTCGGCACCTTCCCCACCCTTAACGAAGTTCACCGCCAACGGCAGAAGCACACCAGCCGCAACGCCTGCGAGGATACCGACTGTCCCAAGACCTAGCGCCAAATCGGGCAACTGGATAGCAAGAGCCTGGACGAAGTTACCCGTCGCCATGGTCTGCTGTCCGACCTGAGAAAGCTGCATTGAAGCCATGCGCAGGCTGTTACTGTTGAACCCCTTAGATACACTCTGAGCCGCAACGGCTGTCTGCGCCAGTTCTCGCTCCATCCGGTCTGCCGACTTGACAATCTGCGTCTCCGTCCGCTTACCTTCGTTGGCGAAGCCTCTTAGGGCAGTCTTGCCGGACGCAAGATCGCTGCTATCAACGGCAACGGCTAGGCGTGCAACATCGACCATATAGGCACCTCAAGGGAGAAAACGGATGAAAATATTTGCAGTTGCCGCGTGCGCATTTGCGCTTGCGGCACTTCCACTTGAGCGCGCAAATGCTGCGTCCTGCGAAAGCCTGACGAACGATTATGGCAAGTTCGACAATGCGGCAGTGTACTTTGATCGGGCCAGCAAAAGCGAAACAAGCACGCTAAGGGCGAGCACCGCACAATCTGCCCTGACCAACATTTTAGTAAGGCAAGGCATTATTTTAGACATGCTGATTGCCTTGTCCTGTGATATGCCAGAGCCGCCTGATTTTATATTTCTGGGGCTTATATCGTCGAACAACTAAGCCCCATCCCATGGCGGGGCGCAGAACACGTCCCGACCAAACGCCAGCCAGTCAACGAACGCCACTGACATTGCCCTGATCAGCCGCATGTCGTCTACGCCAACGCCTATCTCGACGCGCGCGAATGCCTCAATTTCCTGATAGGTCAGCGGGGCAATCTCGGAACCGCCCCGCATGTACCGGCCCGACTTCACGAACAGGTCAGCGACAAAGCCCATGCTGCCAAGGTCAGGCATTGCAGGGGCTGTGCTGTTGGCACTTACCCACTCATCCCAGCGCGACCCCTTGCCGCCCTCGCGGGGCGCTCTCAGGTAGCCGAACTGTTTAGCCCACGTTACGCAGTTTTCGCGGGCTTCGGCGTAAAATTTCGGCGGGATGCTCCAAACCGGCAAACCTGCTCGCAGATCCATTGGTATTCAGGATCTGCGAACAAGTCCCGCGCCCTCGCTGGCGTGAACTTGGTTTCATCCTCGCCAATACCGAAGTTTGACCAGCCGGTCACGGCGGCGGTTGTCAAGTGCGCGCGCCGCAGGCGCATTGCCTCGTCTGCATCGGGCTTCTTTTCGGCGCTGGCCTGCTCTTTGTCAAACTCACGCGCAGCCGCGATCATGGCCGGGGCATCAAAGCCAGTCACCATCAGCTTTGCGCCCGTGCTTTCGCCATCAAACGGGCTGAGAAGGTCAAGCTCGGCACCATTTTCAGATGCCGAAACCAGCTTTAGGTTTCCGATGTCCATAATTAAAGCGCCGCGATTTCTGCGGCGGTCGCTTTGACAAGTCCGGTGTTGACGCGGGCCATCACGGTATAGCCGCGCACTGCGTTTCCCGCCGCTTCACGGTACTTCGCGCTGCTAATGACAGCGGTCGCATATTCAGCATCGCCGGATTTATATACCTTCTTGATCGAAACGGCTTCGTTTGTCCCGGCATTCTCCAAGACGATATCAGAGCCTGCGTCCGTGGTTCGGTGCTGGACCGAGACCTCCACTTCGCCACCGTCTGCCGTGCCGTTTGTGTGGATCACGCGGCCTTCTGCCAACAAGGGTTCAGAAACGTCCTCGTTGTCGTCACCCCATGCGCCGAATGTCACAACGCCAACCACCTGAACAAGGCTCAATGCCTCATATCCGGCCAAGTCGAATGTTGCGGGTTCTCCGGCTACCACAAAGATCTTTGTGCCGGTTGTGCTTTCAAGTCCTGCCAGAGCCATGATGACCTCCTATAAATGCAGATTCAGTTGTTTAGGACGCGCTCCAATAGCTTATCCAGATCGGTGTTTCCCAGCGTTGGCCTTCTTGCCGACCCTGCCTGACCGTGCAGCCGGTTATCTCAACGGCTGCGGTGCCAAGCGTCAGCACATCGTCGTTGGGGAAGTATGCCGCGATTTCGCCTGCCTTGCGCTTCGTGACAGCTTCATAGATGCCCAAAGGGGAAACCAGCGTCAGAACCAAGAACCCTTGGCGCTCCATGATCTGCCCTGACATTTCCGCGCGGGTGTTGTCGTTTGGTAGGTGCTGGGCTGTGATGTGCTCTCCTGTCGGGATATCGCCGCCCTTTTGCGGGTATAGGATCGGGTAGCCCGTGATTGTTTCCACGCGGGCCATGAGCGCGCTGTGCAAGTCGCCGTCTACGCTCATGGCTAGATCCTCACCAGTTCAAGGCCGATCTCATTGGCGATGGCTTGAAATTCCTGAATGGTCAGAGCCACCATGCCTGCGGGGGCTTGCTGGCTGTAGCCTTCCTCAAGGCGCTGCGCATATGGCAGGTTGTTCGTCAGGTAGATCACATCCCCCGCCTCAACGCCTGCTGTGCGAGCGGTAGCCGCGCTGATCGTCGCTTGCCCCGTCCTGTCCTCAAGCTCCAGCGTTCCGTTCGGCAATGCCCCGATAGCAACCTGCCAGTTGCCGCGAAAGCGTCCGGTGTCCACCGGGCTTTTCAGAATGACCCGGCTGAACAACTCTAGCGCGATCTTGCGTACGGCCAGATCCAGCTTTTCGGAGGTCTTGGCCTCGAACTTGGCGAGGTCGTCTGAAAACGTACCCATCAGCGCCGCGCAACCATGTCATAGAGCGCCGTTTGCCCGCCCGAGGCCACACGCCCCAGCTTGGCGATGGTCAGCGTGCCACGGTCGCAGATCACCTTGTCCGCAAGCGTGACTTCGATGCTGGTAGGCTCCACGATCACTTGGAAGTCGCCCGCGAAGATGTTGGTCCCGTCTATGCGCTTTTCGTCAATCTCAAACACGGCCATTCGTGCCGCTACGGGGTCAGGCGTGACGCCCGGTGTCCCGCCCGTAGCGTCAGATGGACCGCCGCCTGTACCGGCTGGCGTAGGCTGCTGGATGCTGCCCGTCTGGATGATGTCCGGCTGCTTTGCTGCGATCTTGTCAAACGCGCCCGTGACTTTGCTGCGAACGGTAGCCATCAGCCGCGCCTCAGTTGCGTCTGCCCTGCCCCACCGCGAATGTACTCACGCAGTAGGCCTTCCACCGCCACAAGGCGCGGTGTTGACGTGGGCAGGGTTTCCTCGTCAATGGTGATAGGCCCGACCTTGATCTTTTCGCTGGTTGTCTGCGTGCCAATCGTGGCGAACGGGTCAACGCCGCCTTGCAGGATGTAGGCGACCTCAAACTGCGCTTCGATAATGTCCGCAGGGATCGTGTCGGGGTCAATCGGCCAATCATCTGCCAAGTCACGCACCAGCCGGGGCCATGCGCGCGCCTGAAACTGGTATTGCTGCAAGCCCTTGAACGAATACTTCCGGTCAAGGTGCATCGCGGCGCGGCGCAGGTTCACTTCGTCCGCTGCGTCGTCAGCCCCAAGGGCCCAGCCCATGCCGGCCCCATAGGTTTGATAGGCCGCAAGGGTGCCGTAGCTGTCCGCTGCCGTTCCGCCGATTGTTGTGTCTAGCGCCATGCGTCACCTCTGATCTTGAGAAAGGGGGCGGTCACCCGCCCCCTCAGAAAGATCAGCCCAGCAGGACCGCAGCGAAATCACCTTTCCACACCTTTGCGGCGTAGAACGTGGTCACGTCGATCATGGACTTGCCATAGCCTTTGTAGACCGCAATCTCGTAGACAAGGCCGGAAAACGGGTCTTGCACGGTCATGCGGTCAACAGCGGCGTCACCGCCGAACGGCTGCGCAGGCGGGCGAACCACAAGCTCAGTAGATGCCCGGTGGAATGCCACGTTGCCGGTGTAGTTCGCGCCGACTGTGATTGCGTTGTTGTTCGGGATTGCCACGCGCAGACCGGGGCCAGCGATGTTGATTGTACCCGCTGCGCCTGTCAACGCCGTTCCGCCTGTGACGATGTACTTATTCGCAGTGTCAGCCGCAAATGTGATCACGTCACCAACCTTGAAGCCGGATGCGCCGGGGGTCGAAGTGTCGAACGGGATTACCGTATCACCGACCGCAGGTGTGCCATCGACCAGAGCGCTTGCCGCCGTGCCTTTGGTATGAGCGGCAATGCCCGCCGATTCCTTGAGCATCACGCCTTGCAGATCCAGCAGAGTACCACGGCGCAGCAGTTGATCGCTCGCGCTCTCGTTGGCCTTTTGCAGCTGTGCGAGGTTGCGCAGCTTTGTGCCTGCCGTGGTGTTCAGCGCCAGCGTGGTCATACCGTCCATCGGCATACCGTTATCGACAAGGATCTGGCGCATTTCCGCGATGCTGTCGAAGTCGGAACCGAAAGGCGTGGTTCCTGCCGTTCCAAACGCCCGCGATGCGCCTTGGTAGATCGTGGTCGCCGCGTGGCTTTCGATGGCGTTGGTGATCGTGCGCATGGCCTGCGAGATCTGATCGCCATAGATCGTTTCGTAGCCCGCGCCGTTCTGGACGTGCTTGATGTCCTCGCCAGTCCACGGGATCTGGACGTTCGCCACCTTGTCGATGGTCATGGTCTTGTTATCGACCGTCTGGTCATCGCCCTCGGGGATGGTCATCGCGGGGGTGTACGTCGCGTTGAGCGTCGGGGTGCGTGTGAACGCCGCCCGCACGGTGTCGCCAAAGGCTGCGCCCTCGGAGCCCGCGTTGATGGTGACCGACGGGATAACACCCACCAGCTCACGGCCTACAATATCAGCGGCTTTGTAGATGTCCGCTGCAAGGTCTGTCAGAATGTTCGCCATTTGGGGAACCTTTCATGATGCGCGGTCAGTCTACGACTTTGCCGCCTGATGTTGAGAATGCAGAGCGTTCAGCCTGTGACATGCCGTCAAATGCTGCGCGCGTTGCGGTTTTGCGTTCAGGCGTCCCGCCCTGTGATCCGGCTGGCTTCCCGCCGCCGCCCTTGCCGAGATCCCGAACCGCGTAGGGCTTGGCCTCGGCTAGTTCCTTCGCCAGATCGGCCAAGGTCGCCCCGTGATCCGCACCGTTGCCAATCATCGGTTTTCCGTCAGAGGTCAGCACCTTCGGGGTGCCGTCCTCGTTAAATTGTAGACGCCCCATCGCTGTTGATGCGATATCGTCAATCGCTTCGGCAATGAAACCGGCCTTGGCCAGTTCCGCCTTGAGTTCGCTTCCCGCCGTCCGCTGCATCATCTGTGTAATGCGCGTGTCCCGCTCGGTCAGCTTTTTGTCATAATCTGCTGCCATTGCATCCAGCTTGGCCTGCGCATCTTCCGCGCCCTTACCGCTGCCCTTGGCTTTTTCGGTCAATTCGGCAATCTTAGCGTCCACATCGTCCGGTGAACCATACTTGGCCCATGCCGCTGCGTTGCCGCGCTCTTTCTGTAGGGCGCTTTTCAGGCCGCTCACGTCCTCCGGTGCGGGGATGCCGCCCAAGTTCAGCTTGCCCTCCTTGACGTGGCCTTGCAGCCATTCTGGGAGGGTTGTTGCGTCGGTTACTTCGATTTCCATGTGACTTCCCGTCAGGTTGTGGCCGGTGCTTCCCGCAACGGCGAAAACCCCGCATGATGCAGGGCCGGTTTAGGTTCGTGGTGG